ACCTCATATTTCCCACCTGTTTTTAATATTCCGTAATATTCTATGATATTCTACAATATTTTGTTAGTAACTTTTAGTAACTAGGGTTATTCACTCTTACTCACTGTAACTCACTCTTACTCACTGTAACTCACTATAACACTGGTTATTAACTCTCCGCTACTATAGCTAAGTAGCGAAGAAGTATCAGCTTATAGCTAGAAACACCCTTTGTACTACTACTCGAATGTAGAGTAATCGTAGTCTGGATAGATGATTGTAGCGTTTGCTGGTGCAGCGATTGGTGTACCTGGAGTTACTGACTTATGGATTACGTGCTCTACGTAATGATTGTCTTTCTTCCATGGGTGACCATGTGCTTTAGAAACAAAGATTGCCATCTTATCTGGGTCTGAGGTTTCTGCTGCGTCGTCATCTGCGTGACCTAATACACGTACTAGGTTAGCTTTTAATGCTTCTGAACGGTTACCTGTAGCTGCTCCAATCTGATTGACTGCGTTTGCTGCTGTAGATACCTGTAGTAAAGTGACTTCTGTAATTCCTAATGAATTAGCCATAAATTATTCTCCATTTTCCTGATTTTCTGCCAATTTAGCCGCATTTTCGGCATCCTTAGCGGCTTTTTCTTCAATTGCAGCCGATAGGGCCACTTCCAATTTTTCGTTCGTTAGGCGTTCATCTAGTTCGATACCTAACTCGTTTGCTTTAACTAGTAATTTAGTACGAGCTTCACTATATAGACGGTCTACTTCTGCCTTTTCAAACTCAGTACATTTAGAGTACATGAATTTTATAGTTTCTTTTAGTAACGCCATTTTGTCCTTAGAAGTACGTGCGGCATTAAATACTGCTACTAAGTTAGGGCGTAACTGGTGTAACGCATTGTACTTATCCGTAGGTAAATCTGTAATTTCTAGAAAGGTTTTAGCCATTATCTAGGTTTCCTTGTTTGTTGTCTGAATTTATTGTTCTGTTTAGCTCTCTTGCTAAACCTGTCTTGAGATAATCCTAGTACACTGTGAGTGTTACCACCTATATCTCCACCCCATTCTTCGAAGAACTTTACGTTGTCATCTGTTTCTTTTTGTGACATTCGAACTTGTTCATCTACAGCTAGCATCTCTACCCATTTACGGACTGAGCCTGCTACAGCGTCTATAGAGTCATCATGGATTAGTGAACCTCGTTCTCTACTAATCTTCGCCAGCTGTTGAAAGAACTTATAGGATTCTCGTTGGTCTATAGGGTACTTAGACACACTATTGAAGTCATAGTCTATAATGTCTTCGTGTATTATTAATCTATGTCTAGCCATTACTGGTTCTAGGCAATCGATTATTCTTAACTCTTTCTGACCACTCTCCCAAACGTCTTCCACAGGAGGACATCCAGATAAACCAGCATCCTTATAGGTTTTATGTAGTATAGGTCTCCATGCTGCTGCAAACGCACCGTAACCGAAGTTCTTCTCTACATCTATACTGTTAACTCTGTGCTTTAACGCCAGCTTGGACATTGCTACGTAATTATCATTACTATAGCCACCCTTTAACTTAAGTATCTCAGCTAGGAATATGTAACCATGTAGGAAGTATGTAACCGCTGCTACTGTTTCATCCCCGTTATCACCACCACCTGCTGTATCCACGTACATATGTTTACCTTCAAACTCGTATAGTTCTGGTGAAACGTGGAACGGTCTATAGAATGTGGGTTTGGATGTAAACTTTCCTTCACAGGGTATTAACTTCTCTGGGCTAGGTAGCCAAGTTATCTCACCTGGTGCCTTGTCAACTCCGAAGTTCATAACTACTAGGTTCTTAGACTTTAAAGGATGACGTAATTCATCTGACAACTCAGTGTTTAACATATGCTGTAAGTTGAAGTACGCACTACCTTGGTCTAGCTCTTTAGCTGTTAATGCCTCTTCACCAAGTAATACTGGGTCAGTAGGGACACCTCGTGTTCCATCTACTCCACCACCAATTTGGTTCTTAGGGTCATCCATCATTCCTACTATGTAGGGAGCTAATGTTTCACCGTAATGTTTGGCTTCTTCATTAGTAGGTACACGACCTGTCCATACACGTATTTGATACCCACGAGAAGGTAGATTGTTATATATACTATCTACCGTCTGAGGTGTACCTAAGTACATTATACGACCTTTCTGACATATAGACGTGAAATCCTTTGATAGATGTTCAAGCGCTTGTCTTTGGGTCTCTGTTGTACCATTCTTTGATGACTCAATATCATCAGGTATTAATAAGTCAGCACGTCTACCCTGCATGTTTGCAGTAATACCTATACAGGCGATAGACGGCGACTTTTCAGCACCTTTTAACTGCCAGTGGATGTCGAAAGCTTTACTTGAAGCTCTGTCTCCATGTTGGCGGTCTGGACGAAGACATTCTAATATGTCCCAGTTCATAATAATTTGGATAACCCAATTGGCTATCTCTGCTGCAACTTCTGAACCAGCCGATATAATTAATATACGGTGTTTACAGTCATGTATTAGTTGCCATACGGCGAACATCGCTACGATTGTAGACTTTGCTTGAGATCTCTGTGCTTGTATCATACCGAACCTACAGTCAGATTGTAGGAATCTACCTATATCTATCTGTAGTTCTGTACAATTGAATCCCATAAGCTCTGTCATACAGTCATATAGGAAGTCCTCAAATTCTGCATAGTGATCTCTTAGAGCTTCCACTTCAGCCCAACGTTGTACACATTCTTGCTCAACTTCCGTTAAGGAGTTCATGTACTCTTTGTCGTTGGCCATGAGTGTAAACTCTAAGTTCTCTTTGAAGTTATCTACTTCTTTCCGAGGACCTTCGAGTTCTTCCCACTCTGCATCTGTAAACTCCCCTTCGGGAGCTTCTAGATAGTCTTCTGTTCGTTTAGCGATGATAGCGTCTGCGAGTTCTTCGTCTAGTTGACTCCGTAACTCGTCATAAGTCATATCATCTATACGCATTCTATACTGCTCTTAGTGCTGCCTGACCTGCGTCAGTTAATCGTGAGCGCTTCTGCTTCTTAGCTAGCGATTCACGTAAGTTATTCATGTTTGTGTCTACTTCGACATCACATGTAATCTGGTTGTCTTTCAAGAATTTAATGGCTGCTGCTACCGTAGCTGGTGCTACAGTGTATCGCATGTTCCCTGTAGGAACTTCATTACCTTCTGCATCGAATAATGTTTCTTCTTCTTGATGTGAAATCTGAGCAGTTAGAACTTGTGCTACAGCGCCATGTAGGTCGCCTAGCTTCTGTTCATTAGCCTTGCTCATAAGTTTCTTTCACCTTTTTCAACCATGCATCGTCATGAGGTGTTTTGGTAGAGCTGACAATCATGTCACCTGCCCAAAAGAACGCCCATACGAAGAACTTCTCAGACACTACTTTTACGAATATGCTTTTCAATGCTGCTTTTGCAGCTAACCATACTACGTTCATAATAGCTCCTATTTATTTATTACTTGTTGTAGACATGCCATACGCTCTGTAGTTAAATGAGGTTCAAATTTAAGCATACATAGTACACCATCCATTTTATTATCTAACTCTCTTACTACTGGTATAACAGTCTCTACTCTACGTGTGGCGGAGGCATCATATACTTGCTGCTTCTTGATAGCTGCCTGTGTTTCACCAATCGCTACTAGTTTCAATCCTCCCCACGCTAATACGCTTATCACTACACCCATTACTAAATGGTCTGGGTGGAATAATCCGTGCTCTCTTCGGTCTGACAATTCTGCCATAATAACCACCTAAGCTATGGTAGGGAGTGTTACGCTACTAAGCATAACTACTCCGTTTATTCCTTCATGTGCCGTATGAACATCAGCTCTTAGGGAAATCTTCTTTCACCTGTAGGCACTTCGCTACATAGTCGTCCATTTGTTCGGTACTACCGTTTTGTAAATGTACGTATGCGTCTGCGAAGTCAGTTACGTCTGGATAGTGGGCCGCGCGTAGTTCACCTACGTTCAGGCTAAGTAGCTCTCCTAGTATAGGTTCAATAGGTTCCTCCATACTGGTTGTATACTCTACTTCACCATCTTCGTTCAATACTTCCTCAGGTATGAAGTTATCAAATTCTTCTTTGTCTTCTAAGTACTTCTCGTACTTTTCAAACCAGTCCCATTTAATACCTTCATTTACCATATGTAGGAATTTACTTATTACTGTGTTAGATTTACCAAGTTTAATTACCCTTGCTAAATCTTCTCTACTCTTCGTTTCAGGACGAGTGCGTTTGACTCGTCCCTCCTCTAGAGTCTCATAAAAATACTCTATGTCCATTTAATTACTCTCGTCTATAAAGTAAGGTAAGTTGAAAGAGGCTGTACCGTATAACACCGTATTACCGTTATCGTCCGTTATAGTGGATTGATTGTTAGTTATTTGGAATTGGTTATCGTCACCCCAGCCGTTACCGTTCCATCGTTCAAAGTACACTGTACCAGATGATTTATAGTAAAGTTTACTATCAACCTCTATTAGTTCGGCACTTGACAGGTTAAATGAGTTAGTAGTGATACACCGCCAGCCACCTTTACGTGAACCATCGGTTACATGGTAGTTTGTACCAGCCGTCCATGTTGTATTTGATTCTAATACATTTTGAAAGTCGTCTACGCTATCATTACTTACATCATAAACCATTTCTTTATAGGCATAACAAAGCTTGGCTTGGTCATCTTCGCTTGATAGGTAATCAATGGTTTTGACTGCGAACGAGGTAGTACCTAAATAAATAGCTATATGCTCAGGAGATCCACTAGCCCAATTACCTGTATCTAATGTGTTTATATTAGATAGCCCACACTTAGTCAATGCAACTCTTGTGGTATTATAAGCTCCTGTACCATAACTCACCTCACCAACTAAACTAGATACCAGACCAACACCATAAAGCTTGTTATGGTGATTACCAGCCCATACAGAACCTAAACTCAACACTTGCGAGTTATCGTCATCTTGTGTGAAGTGTGCCTGTGTTTCGTAGTGGTATAACGTCACCTCATTAGCCCCTGTACTTCTGTTATCAGTGGTATTGGTTGTTGCTGTAATTGCCGCAGTGCCTGCCACCCAAGTAGAACCATCATTACCTGTTACTTCTAAACTAACCGAAGAGTCCAAACTTTTTCTATTTAATGGGTAATTCTTACTAGTACCATCGGGCAATAAAGGAATCCATTGCCCCTCTACACCATCAGGAAACGTAGCCGCGATATTGGCGGGACTGCCGATAATATCCGTCCATGTTGGATTGGCTTGTTTATGGCTACCATATCTCCTAGATATTAAGTAGTAGTTGTTCCCACTAACTCTTGAATACAGTCTTTGTGTGGTTACTACTGATGCACTAACAGTTAATACAACTTCATCTGTGAATATTATTAACCCACTGGTTTCGTCATACAAATCAACAACATCACCTACGGAAATGGAATCGGTAAAATCCCCTTGAATAGCATTAGTACTAACACTAGTGCTGGTGGCCGCCCCGTTAACCACCTTAGTAAAAGGCACTCCATCAAACCCACGAACTTCACCCGCAATCGCTTTACGTTTGTAAGTCTCGCGCAATTCATCTAATGGTAATCGTCTACTCGACATGCGTAAATCAAGAACGTCTGAGGCGTAGATTGCATCGTAGGGTTTAGCATCGGGACGACCTGAAGCACCATTAGAAATCACCCCTGTTATCATGGCTGCGCCTGTACTAGAGGTGTCCGATGCTGCATTAACCTGATTGAAACATTCTACCGTTGTTGTTGGTTTGAATGTATTGCCATTGTACCAAGTGCCGCCATTAGAGCCGTTATTTATCTGGTTGCAATTTTTACTACCACTAGGGTTATAGGCTGGGTGATAAGCCCCTTGGTTTCGTCTTTGAACCAGTGCAATAGGAACGGCAAAACATCTAGCGTCCTGAGCTATCCCGTCGTCAAAGTTAGTACCTAGATTGGAGCCAGCTATATAGTGTCCTTTGCCACCAAAGCGCCCTTGTGCCTCACTTACTTTGCCTAGTGTGCTTGTACCCCAGTATAGAGTTGTGAAGTTATTGTTATCAATTAAACCACTAGGTACTGTTTTTTTACCTTGTGGCGACAACCGTTTTTGTGTGCTCCCATAATACACATACGGTTTACGTGTGCTAGTATCGCGCCAATCATCCCCTAAACCCTCAACCACACGCACACGATAACGAACTTGTATTAACTTGCCATCATCTGCATAAATATTATTATCAGGGTTTTGAATAAACTTGGTTTTATTAGCGTCTGATAGCGTAGACCAAACCACACCGTAACCTTTGGTTGTTGCGTCCCATTCACCAAACGCTGAGTACCCTTGTACAACGTTACTTGTCTGTAAACTAATACCCTCATACGATGCTCCGCCGTATTGAACGTTACCCAATGGATATACAACGTCTTTATCTGTGATAGCCTCATGGAACACTTCTAAAAACACAAAGTCTTGTCGTGATGTTATTACTTTACGTGTTGATGTTTCGGCTGCGAAAGCCGTTGCCGCGTCTGCGTAGGTTGTTACTTCGCCTGTTGATGTGTCGTATGACTTCAAACCGTTGGGGGCTGGTGGGAATAATACTACACTAGCGAGTGACGAATCAGAGTTGTTGGTATTTGATAGTACGCTTTGTACACCGTTAGTTTGTACCAATGGCATACCAGTTCTTGAACTTCCTATAGTCCCTGGCGTACGGGTATTACGACCTAGCCAGAGAGTGTTTGCCGCAGTCTCTACAGAAAACATCCCATCACTAACTTTGTTTATTGTAGCTACCCCAGTAGTGTAGTGTTTACCCCACTCACTAAACCCACTCCCTGCGTTCTCAGCTTTACGTTGTTCAGCTAGAGCAAAGAATTCTGCCTTCGACATAGCTTGTAAGGGTGCGTCTGCACCCTTATATTGTATTTTATCCATTGTTTACTCCTATATTACAATTTCGGTGGACTCTGGTATTATAGTGACTTCCATTACTTGCTCACTTGTGGTCGGGTTGTACTCTAGACTCCCGCCTACTTTAATATCGAATGCAGTTGGTTGAGAGGTGTGTCCTAGAACCTTCCAATATGTGTTAACCACTCCCGAGAAACCTGCGGGTAAATCTACATATAATGTTGGTATCTCCCCTACCTTAAGTATATTAGTACCATCTGCGGTTATGTACCCTTGTGATCCTCTATAGGATGTACCACCATTAATAGATACTTGAAAGTCAGCACCTACGCGTATTGGGTAGTTTGAACCTGACCCACTCCCGTTAACTGCTAAGTTTGTGAACTTCAACACCCGCGCGAATGGTTTACTTGTTATAGTAAAATCTACTGTATTAACAATCGCCCCATGAGCAGTTCCCGCAGTAACAGTTACTTTAGGACAAGGTACAAGAGTACCACTAGAACTCCGTCCATCAGCGCCGTCATTACCCACGTTACCTATAGGTCCTTGGTCGCCTATTGGACCTTGTAGCCCAGTAGGACCTACTGCACCTTGCTCACCTCTGGCACCTGTAGCACCTGTTGGTCCTTGAGGTCCTTGTGGCCCTGTAGCACCCGTGTTACCTTGTGGTCCTTGATTACCAGTCGGTCCTTGTTCACCCTCTGGTCCTTGTATACCAATTGGTCCACGGTCTCCAGTAGCACCTTTCTGCCCTTGTGGACCTACTTCACCTTGCGCACCTTGTGGACCTACTATACCCGTTGGCCCTTGTGGTCCCTCTGGTCCCTCTGGTCCAGTGTTACCTTGTACACCTTGTGGACCTTGTGGACCAACTGCACCACGTGCACCTGTTGGACCTGTAAGACCTATAGAACCTTGTGGCCCTACATCACCTGTAGCACCTTGTGGTCCTACTGGCCCTGCGGAACCTTGTACACCTTGTGGCCCTTGTTCACCTACTGGCCCTTCTGCACCCTGTGGACCAACTGTACCTTGAACACCTTGTGGCCCTTGGTCCCCACGTGGCCCTCTACCAAATGGTATAGCTGGCGACCAGTCTGCCGTTGTCGCTGACTGCTTGATGAAGATAGAACCATAACCTGTGGCTATAGAGAATTCACGCACTACTATATTAGCACCATCGAAAGGTGGTTCTATAAACTCAATAGTGTATGTCTCTGGTGGTCCATCTACTACATTAACGTTATAATTATCTATACCCTGTGGTACACCACCTACTAGTATAACTAGAGATTGTGGTCCATCGGGTATAAATGACAGCATGTAATCAGTTGTAGAACCATCACCTGTAAATCTGTTTTGGTTAGGTGTTTCGTTTGCAGTTACACTGTAATCTGTAGCATAGTAAACGAAATCTTCTAACTCGTTATCGAATGCAGCACGTTCAGCTAATGTACCTGTCTCATCAATAGCGAAAGACTCACCGTCGTTACCAGTTAAACCCTGTGGGCCTGCTGGGCCTTGTATACCTTGCGGTCCTACACTACCTTGTGCACCTTTAGGTCCTACTGGACCTACTAAACCTTGTTCACCTTGAATACCTTGGGGGCCTGTAGGGCCTGTTTGCCCTTGTGGGCCTGTATCACCTACATCCCCAGTTGGACCTAACGGGCCCTCTATACCTTGTGGACCTACTGGGCCCTCTGGTCCCATTGCACCTTGTGGACCTGTTGGACCTGTAGGGCCGGTTACACCTTGGGGACCTTGCGGTCCTTGTGCACCTGTTTCACCTTTGATACCCGCTGGGCCTGTGTCACCAATAGCACCTTGGATACCTTGTTGACCTTGGTTCCCTTTCGGACCTTGTAAACCTTGCTCACCTTTAGCACCTGCTGTACCTTGTACACCCTGTGGGCCTTGCGGGCCTTGTGGACCTACCCCTGATACTAAGTCCCATTTACCTGTCTCTGGGTCATTATTGTTGTTGTAGTAGATGTATAGACCTTGAGTAAAGTCTACACCATCGTAATAGAATAATGTTCCGTCGTCTTCCGTAGATGGTAACACAACACCATGACCTGCGTAATCGTCACGAAATTGTGTGTATAGGTTTGTTGTATTGTATTCTGACAACTCAGCAGCTTCCGCAGCACCTTCTGCTCTTTCTACTAACACTAAAGCACCTTGTTCATCTAACACAAATTGCTTCATCTGTTCGAAAGGTACTGCATCTCTAGGGTCTACTGCATCAGCTAGATTAATAATCCGGTTATTAAGCATGTCTAATACAGTGTTTACTAGGAAGTTCCCGCTAGGATCTACCCAACCGTCTTGTATCTCTTCTAGAATCATTAACGCTTGGGCGTAGGAGTCATCTATATTATCCTCACGGATTATAGCTCCTTCCTCGTAGTCGTTAATAGGCTCGTCTCTAGGTATAACCCTTCGTATATAGAATGGTGTCCCATTAGGTACTGGGTTATCTAATAGTATCTGAGTGTTGTTAATCCATGTGTACCCTAGCTGATCTTGATAATCACCTTTATTTAGATACACGTATACGAAGTCTTTTCTTAGGTATCCGAGATTGAAATCTACATCGTATACTGTAGTTGTCCCATCACCTGTTTTGTCTAATCGCGTTAAAGCCATTATTGTTCCTTATAAGGTTATTCTACTAATTCTGTTCTACATTACGTATAACTGCATTAGCTACTTCATTTACTAATGGGAGGGTATTCAATGGTACTGCCTTCTTAATAGCTGTAGGGTCGCCATCTAACACATTATAAGCGTTATCTAGACCTGACACTATCGGTACTTCCCTAGCACCTTCCCATAAGGCTTCTAGACCATCTTTTTCTTGGGCTGTTTTAGACCAACTTTGACTTAGTGAATAAGCATCTCCCATGATACCTAAGTTACTCACATAGTTCCATGGCTTAGCTCTATCTAACGTAGGGTTCTCCCACTCTGAGTCTGATATAACTGTGTACACTCCAATACCTAATGCTACTTTAGCATATCTAGTTAGACCTGCTGTCATAGAATTTAGTACTGTACCTAATACAGCCTCTCTATCAGCAAACTGTAAGTTACGCTGTGCACCTTTTGACATGAACGCTAGCGGTGTTCTACGAAACTGCATTATAGCCTGCCATATAGGCTTGTTCATAAATACAGGTAACTCACCCGACATCACTCTAGGCATTAGTTGAGCCTCTTCCCTGTTCATAGCATATACGAACTCGTCTAGTGCATCTTTATCCCACGCATCAAACTTGAAGTCTGTAGGGAATCCGTCTTCATCAAACTCAACGTGTTTACGAATAGCTTCAAATGCTTTTCCATCTTCTGTTAAACCTAAATCAGCTAGTCTTTCTGTAGTAGATGTGCCCTTGTTAAACTTCGCTGTTCTCGCTATGTCTACTGAGAACGAGGCTTGTAGGAGTCTAGATTGTGCTTTCTGTATAGCGTTAACACCAGACAATGAACCTAACATTCTACCAAACTGTGCTTTATACGCACCTAGTGTTACTTTATCTACGGCGTCAATAGATGCTGCACGTAAATCTGATAGTTCGTCAACTTGAGCTTGGTCAATGTTGTTTACAGAGTATCTGTTTATATACTCCATATTATCATTTACTGCTGCTATAGACCTTACCTGATGTAGTACACCTTTATCGTCCATACTTTCGCCAGCCATAGCCCATATCTTCTTAGCTACTGCTGGTTGAGACATGTAGTTAACTATTAGCCTCTGAGCCATTGTTCCTGTCTCTGCTAATTGAGCTACTCCAATACCACCCATTTGTTGTACTGTCACTAAATCCATCATAGCCCGCATTTCAGGAGCCATACCTTGCCGCGTAGGGCGACCGTACAGTAAATCTCTGGCATCCTGCACCAATAATTTATCTTTTTCATCCGATGGTGTTAGGAATTTTTCGAAATCACCCTCGGACCGTATAAGCCCATTGGTGGCCTTTGAAATACCAATATCTGCGGCTGCTCGTTGTGTATAGCTATCCATTACAGTTGGTAAGTCTGTATCTATCAAATCTAACATTGATAGTCCATTCTTCTCTACTGTAAAGTCTAGAGGTATACGTGATTTACCACGACCTGATATACCTGCACCAGTGTCAGTATGTTCCATCGAGTCACCTAAACCATTAATCCAGTTAAACTGTTTCTCGGCTAACTCACTCGTTGATTGATTGTCAGCTATCTTACCCGCTCGTTTAGCCGACTCAATAGACTCTGTTAACAAATCTATTACATGTCGCTTACCGAACTTCTTAACAATCTGCTCTACTTTCACCTTCTTCCATACATGAGGTAAGTAATGCTTTATTCTTCGTTTAGCATCAAAACCTTTTACATTAGCGTTGACTCTACCTTCAAATAATTCATCGTTATTCTTATCTATCTGTCTTAGATAATCATCTAAATACTCGTCAGGTTCTACTTTGTAGCCCATGTTTAGTTTCTCTTGTCTAAGCATAGCAGCTCTGTGGAACGCTTGTGCATCCTGATTGACTTTACCGCCTTCCCAAGCAGCCTTAAACCTCTTATATCTACTACCACCTTGTTGCATTACCCATCCTTTAATATTACGATGATATGCTTCATTATGGTTCCCTGTAGTCCGAGTGTATATAGAATCCTTAATGAGGGCTGCTGTAGAGTTACGTTTTACTTTACCTGATACACCTGCTCCTGATTCTAATATATTAGAACCTATGTAAGACATTATATTATCCTTACTTAGGATTAGTTTAGATGCGAACTCTTGCATTCCTATACGATTACCTAACCAGCGATGTACTTTAGCAAATACGTTATGTTTACTATTGATGTCTTCTATCTTAGGTCGAACTACTTCTTCCTGATACTTTAACATCTGTTCTACATTACTAGCTTGCCACTCTAATTCATCTGCCTCAATGTCTTCGGGTGTACGAGTATCTACAGCTGATGGTTCACCACCTTCACTAACATCCACCTTAGGTGCTGGTTTTACAGTAGGTTGATAATCATCTACTTCTATATCATATAGAGGTGTATCTACTTTACCTGTAGCTAATTGTGATTTCACTTCTTCCTGCATCTCGCCTAAGCGTACTTGACTAGATTTGGTATACTCGTTAAAAGCTTTAGCCTCTTCAAACGCTTGGTTTTCTTCTTCACGTTGTCGAAATGCCTCTTCTTCTTGTTTAGCTATATCTTCTGGAGTAGGTTCTTTTTTACCTCTCCAAGGAGTAGGTACGTAATCAATATCCTCTACACCTTCACCAAGTGATTTACGCTTGGCTCTTTTACCAAACGATCTTACAGCGGTCTCACCTATAGCAAATATAGAACCAAACGCTGCACCATAGCCTGTGTCAGTAGCCCATATATTTAGTAACTCTTCATTAGTAAAGTCCCTATAGTTGTTAGCTGTGTAAATTAAAGACTCAGTTAAACCTGTTGTACCACCTACAGCGGATGCAGTCATTGCACTCCGAACTAAGGGACTAGATACTTTAGAGAAAGCTACACTAGCACCTTTTGCTGTTAACTGAGCTACTTTACCACCTGCAACCCAAGATGTTGGGTCTACTAGATATGGAGCTGCTTCGTTTACTAGCATAGAGGCTAAGTATTTTACACCTTTCTTCTTTTCTATAGCTTGAGATTGTTCATTAGTTTCTCTATTGATAAGCTCTGTACCACCTACTTCTGTAGCAGCTAGGAACCCATCACTCTCAAACTTATCGTACATCTTCGCTGCTACATCAGGAGCTATATCATTCTCTTGTATATAAAGGTTTAAATCTTCTTCTGTAGTACCTTCTGACATATCACGCATGATGGAGCTTACATTCAGACGGTCTTTGTTGGCACTTCCAGAGAATTGCTGATTAACAGAGTTCTTTAGTATTCCCCACATAGAAGTATCTACACTAGGACTTACATCCATAGTATGTGTTCTATTCTGGCGTATTAAGTTGGCCTTTGTGTAAGGGTCACTCCAAGCTGCTAACATAGTAGCACCTATATTTGAGCCTCTTGCTACTTCGTACCAACTCCGTTTCTGAGCTGCTGATAACTTCGCGTTATCTTTGAATAACTCCTTAGCTACTGCTAAAGCTTCTTCTTTGTTTACCACACCCTCTACAGCATCCGCTATATGGGTCTTAAAAGACTTTCGTAATAACTCAATCTTAGTGTATTCTTCGTCTGAGATTATAGTAGAAGGTTCTACACCTGATTCCAGTAACTCATAGGCCTCTACATTAGTGGATTGAGTCTTACCTGCGTACCATTTATATCGTTCATCTTCTACACTACCTGCATCGTCGAAACCATATTTTCCCCAGTTATCTGATACACCTGCTTCATACAGTACATGTCTCCAATCAACACCTTCGACTTCTAATGTACCTAATCGTCTACGGAATACGTCTATAGTATCGGAGTTCACATTAGCAGTACCCTCACCGAAGATACCCATTAACCCATCACGAAAGTATTCTGCGTCTTTTCCTGTTCCTATCTCCGTACCATCCACACCAGAAATACGAAGAGGGTATGTACCCCCTCCGCTTCTAATCTTCGGTGTGTCTACATCGTACGAATCAGGACTTATAGTCTCAGTTTCCTCGACCTTAATCCCAGAAGGGTCTTGGTCTAATGGAGTCTGAGCCTCTTTTCCATTCATCATAGCCATTTAGCTCTGCCTCTAATTCTGGACGTTGTATCATACCTACACGTCCGTTCAGTTCTATACGTATACCACCTTGAAATATAGAAAGTTGAGCGTTAGGGACTTGTTCGATACCTCTTATCTCGTTACCAAACGCGTCTACGCTACCACCTACTATTTCTTTCAGTACCCTTTGGAACCCTGTTTTGTACATACTACCAGTTTTGTATGTCTTACCTAAAATCCGCACTGCGTCTTCTAGATTACGACCACCCAATGACTCAAAAGAACCCCCATAGCGTATAGTACGGTTGTCTACTCTTGTGTTTATACCGTTAGCAAAAGTCTGTGCTGCTTGAAATGCTACTTTCTCACCTAATGGTAAATGTTTAACGTACTCTGTGTATACAGAGTTTTGTACATCACTTTCTGCACTCACCACCCCTAGGCTTTGTAGTAATACTTCGCTACTCTTTCGATTAGCAACCTTGACATCAGTCGCCGATACTATCTTATCTAACTGACGGACAGATTCAGCTACTCCCATTTTCATCTTAATAGCATTCTGCATGTGAGCTATTTGTACTCGCTCGTCGGCAGTAGTTGCTGCAACGAATAGTGGTGCTGCTCTATCCTTTAAAGTTTCTAAGGCTGTAGCGTTACTTACTTGCTCACTAGTGAACGTATTATCTTCTGTAAACTTGCCACGTAAATTAACAGCTAAGTTCTTCACAGCCGTCACTACCTCCTCTGATTCAGGTAAGTAGTTTATGAAACCTGCGGAACCTCTCAATACTTGGTCTACGTTTACAGGGCTACCAAATATACCTTCTAACTTATCTATAGTAGATATGTCTTTGTCAGGGTTAATCTGGTTCACTACTGAGTCGATAGCACCTTTCAAGTGTGCTTTCTTAGCTTTAGTTTCTACCTTAGTAAACCCACCGCCTGTTATCAAGGATTGCACACCTTCCACTAAATCTTTAGCTTCTTGGTCTGCTTTCGCTTGGGCAGCGTTTTCCTTCTTTAGTCTAGCCTCTTCCTCAGAAGTCCACTTTTCTAGTTGTTTCTGATTACGCTCGAACTGGTCTATTAACTCACTTCGTACTTCATCAGGTAAGTTAGGGTCTTCTAGCTTGATGACTAAATCATCTTGTCTATCAGTTAAAATAGTCCGCCGTTTATCAGGACTAGCTTTATACATAGTGTATACGAACTCTTTATCGTCTAACACAATGTTGGACTTCTGTTCTACTACACCTGTTCTTACAGCGTCTTGTAACTGCTTCTTGTACTGATTCACCAGTTTACCACGATATCTATCAGCACCAGCTACCGTCTTAAGATGTTTATAAGTCTTTGTATCGCGAGCTGCTACTAAAGTTCTAGCAGACGCATACTGCTGTCTCGCAGCTGCTACTACATTAGGGTCCGTAGAAGTTTCTATAGCTGCCTCGTATCTTAGTCGTTCAGCTTCTAGCATATCGAAGTTATCAGTATCTATAATACCTCTAACTGTCTCGTACTGATTTCTCTCTTTTGCATCAAATGAAGATACTAAACCTGACTCATTTAATAGTTTAAATGCTGAGTAGTCGTGCGCTCTTATAGCTGTAAACGCTTCATTTACTATTGTCTGTCTAGCAGCAAAGGTACTCATGCCTTTAGGTATATACTCACCTGCAAATAACTTAGAACCTATCTCAGCTGCTTTGTCTGGATTAGTGTTCATCATTTGCTTGTATTTACTAAGGGTTGTTTGAAAACCCTCTGCTACTGTTCGTCTCGCTTTCTCTAACTCTCTCACTTTGTATAGTTTAAGATGGTCTTTAGTTAGTTCATTGGAGTTATCTTTCCAATTCTCCATGAAAGCGAAAGCAGCGTCAGGAGCTTCTTTGAAGTTCTCAAGATTATAGTTAGTTATCTTATCCGACATATACTTCTGATACTGTTCAGGAGGCATATCTGCGCCTTCACCTTCTATGAATGCGGCTTCTTCTACATACATAGAATCCGCTGCGTTCTTAGCAGATGCGTGGAGTGAACCTAGATACTCTGGAGTTTGACCACCATAGATTATCTCAGTAAATCCTGTGTTCTTACTATCTTTTTGGAACTCTGTCTGACCTTGTTTAAAACCTTGTTCATGGTAAGCTTTCTGATAACGCTGCTGCATCTCAGTATCGCGTTTTTCACCCATGAATGAACTTAACGCGTTTCCTAGTGTGCTACTAGCTTGATTAATATTCTGAGCTGTTATAGCAGCATTGTTGTTATTATGCTGTGCTATAGTTGCTGTACGTACAGCGTGTTTCTTTGTGGGAGCAACATCCATAGCTGCTCCCGCGTTTGCATCCGCAATTGGACTACGCATGTTGCTTCCTTATTACTCTGGTAAAAGTATGTCACCTGATGACTCTGACCCGAACAGATTGTCAAACCCTTCTACAAACTCATCACCTTGTGTTGCTATCATAGGTGCTAAGTTATTCACTATACTAGACGCAATACTACCACCTTGAACAGATACATTATCCATAGCCAACATAGTTGACTGTGATTGGTATATGCTTGATAGTTGTTGCTCTATCTGCTGTTTAGCTGATTGTCTATTGTTCTGTTTAGCTAATGAAGAGTTAAGCTCTGTCTGATAAATTGAATTATCCAACGACTGGCCTTCTGTACCTGTTACGGCTGCGGCCACTTTAGCTTGCGCTTCTGCTCTATCTTGTTGCATAGCTATAACTCTATCCGTATTAATACGATCTTGTGTTACAGCTGCTATATTAGCCTCTGCTGCTACCTTCTGGTTAGCTGCATTGTGCATACCTTGATAACTAGCATAGAACTTACCATATGCTGCTTCATACGCAGCTTTAGCACTAGCACCAGTCATCATATCTGCTGCCCCTATTAAGGCTTGTGCATATCCTGCTGAACTTGCCATTATTTCATCCTCTGCTTAGATTGGAAGTACTGGCCTTCCCAACTTACGTCAGAAATAGTACACCCTAAGTAGTTATCTACGAAGAATACAGCTCTTGCTAATGCAGCATCCTCTGCAAATGAAAACTTCCAGTCACCTGTATAAGCCTTTATAGAACCTAACGCGAACTGTCCCATGAACCTACTCTCAAAAGTTAACGTTGTATCGTTACCATATGTAGAAAGTTTAGTCATAGATAGTTCATGTGTGTCTACTAAAGACAGTACCCATCGCCCTACTCTAATCTTATCAGTAGTTATAGTTGAACCATCTTCATCGTATCTAAAGGGCCTTGTCGGCTCATACTCTGAACGGAATTCTCTACCTATATATACTCTACCAGCACCAATATCTTCTTTAAAAGTTACTGTGTTACCGTCTAGTGTATATAGTGCTTTCCATAATTCATTCTTCGTCCCTTCACCACGAACTACAATACAATTAGTCATATCGTACTCCGCTGGAACCTCTACTGTCAATCCATCTGTAGGTAAGTCTAATAGGTCATCTAAGTATACATCTAGTGGACTAGTTGTTACTCTCGTGTACATAGGTATAGTCTTTATAATAAGATTATTACCTTTTGCTACTAAGACTACTAATTCGTTACGACGAAACTTGAGGTCTACTACACGTTCGTTATCTGCAAAGTTCCATTCACTCCAAGATTGCTGAGACCGCTTACCAGATGATTCAGTATACTGCTCGTATATGAACACCGTGTTATCAGGACTCTCAGATGTTGTCATAGCTATCATCTCTAAATTAGGTGATGATACTAATATCTCTGCATTACCCTTTAAGTAACCAATTATATGATTAGTTACAGGCGCTGCAAAGTCTTGGTTAGTGTCTTTTTCTCCAGTGTATTCTTGGATACCTGTACTATCCCCATAGTCAATAGGGAAATATACTGAGTTACCAATAGATGCTGGCGGTACAGATACTTGACATTCATACTTTGTTGTCAGAGGCATACTTACTGTTTCTGGTGTAATAGCTACTGAACCTGATATCTTAAACTGAGAGTTTCTAGTAATACATAATAGGTCCTTGTTGTGAGGCACTAAATGTAGAATCTTATCTGCTCCTAGCTCTGATGTAGTTACACCAATAGGGTCTGTTACTAATAAGTTTACAGCAGATTGTCTAAACCAGTTTAACAAATCATCTGTCTCTGTCATGTACGCAGCGTTCTCTGATACAGCTACTAACCTCTTCTGAAAGTAGCCCATAGTTTGTATGGTTTTACCCAAGAACTCAGGGAACGGTGTAGAATTTGAGTCACCTGATTGACGTGACCTGAAATTTATTTGATTCAATGTAAACGTACCATCATAAGTTATCTTATGTGGCATTGTGGCGTTATTAAACGAATGTGTTTCAGTCGGACTTCTATCCTCTGACCACACGACTTCTTCTAGGAATTCTCCTGATGGAACATCTGCTATACGCTCTGCTTGTAAGTAGTACGTACCCTTATCTGTTGTAGGGTCAGGTCTCACAGTTATACGTGTCCCAACTACTGCATACAGAGGTAAACCTACTGTACTCTCAATTACTTTGTTGATAGCGACTGTAGATCTCTCACCTTGTCCAGATTCAACTTCAACTTGAATCCAGTTAGCTTTCCCTGCTTCCCATATACCTACAGTAGAACCTAGGTTCTCTGCATCTATACCCACTACCTGAGCTTCAATCGCCAACATTAATTGATAGGCTACTTCTTTAGTAGCTCTAGCTTTATCAGCTGTATCATAGTCTGGTTCAGTTGTACCTAAGTCTGGTACTGTATAAGAAACAGGATGTCTAGTTCCGTCTGTCTTAGTTATAATAACAGTCACAGTTTCACCATAGTTTAAAGCAGATGTTACATTAACATGTGTTACTTTCTCTATAGTGCTTTCGTCTGTATCAGGAAGTTCTTCTACTACAATGTCTCTATTCAGTACATAAGTGTCGTGCTCTATACTAAAGAATCCTAGGTTGTCACCGTTATAACTAGCTAAGTCTACAGTGTTAACGAATACATCATCTACGTAACAATATATAATACCCGCAGCTTTATCAGCCACAAAGCTATATTCCTTACCACCTCGTTCATACGAATGGTATTGTACATTAGTTGTATCAGTTACATTCTGTAAAGCTGTTTTATAAATACTAGATGGTCGTCTAGTTAGCTTATTAACAGGGTCAGACCTAAAGTTCTTTTGTACACTAGCATACCCTTTAGGACGAGTCCTAGGGGCTAATGTACTTATACCATGTGTAGGACTTGGGTAAGATGCTTCTATTCTCATCGGTCAGGGTCTCCTGCGAATCGTAGGCTACCTCTACCATAAGGTTGAATACCACCTCTAGCTTGTACAACTCTATTCTTAGTGAATATATTGTACTGCCCTTCTTCTAAATCTTGTTTCTTTAAATCAAGATAAGACGCGGAAGCAGACTCTTTTAGAGATGCCTCTTTCTGTGGGTCTTCTAACTCATCCCTTACATACTCTGCTGCACTAAAGTACGCACAGTACTCCTGCATTACGTCTGGCATATCATCCCATTCTAAGATTCTAGTCATCCGTGATACTATTACACTCTCAGTGAATATACCTGTTTGTGTTTGTTTGTTGTACACACGAGAACCTCGCTGTACTAGTGCCTTATCTTCTAGCACTACAGAACTGTAAGTGTCAGGTAGTCTAATTTCCTTACGGCTATTAGGTTCTAACCTTACATTGTATTCTATATTAAACCACCATCCCCTCCGCTGCGCTCGTTTACTTATACGACTCATTGTCGCCTTCGCGTTCGCTGCATCTGGGTGGTCTGTATCTAATGAGTTCACAGGAGAACTACCTATGAGTCTCAAAAGCATGTTGAGTGTTTCTAATTCACCCATAGATAGTACTCCTTTTGTAAGAACTATTCATAAAGCACACTATTTCTAATGTGCTTGAGTATAGTACTCAGTTACGACTAAGCGTCGTACTTGAAGATACCCGCTGCCATTTCGGCACGGTTTGGTGTAACACCAAATGCTAAGTAAGAGTCAATGAACCATTGTAACTCGATGTCTGAGTAGTAGACTTTCGAAGTTAATGGAATTGTCTCACCAGCTAATAATGCTTTAGGTTGTAAGAACAACGCTACACATTCTGCGTCTGATGCTGCTACATCGTACGCGTTACCGTTACCAGCATTTGATAAGAAGTGAGTCTCACCTACATCATCAACTGTTGGGAATCGGTTAGTTACTTGAATACGTACACCGTTAGCCATTAAGACTTTACCTTGTGCGTAGTCACCGTTACTAGCTGAGAAGTCTCTATCAAGTAACTTAGTGTTACGTAATAAAGTGTAGTACTCCGCAGGGCGGACTAATACAACACCAGACATAATGTCTACGTCTTTCTCTTCAATCGCTTGACACATGTCTTGAATAGCACGTTCTAACTTATCAGAGTCAGCTTCGTCACCAGCGGCAGCGAGCATAACAGAGGTAGCACCTTGGAAACCTTCTGGAGCTGTACGGACTTTCTCTACGTACTTAGTAGTAGTCTTACCTGTCCAACCACCAGACTTGTTACCTTCTGGGTCTTGGTTAGTAATTTGAGCCGCTTTGATACCTTGTACGATAAACGCTTCATCGAAGAATTTACCAATGGTTTTACCATGCTCAACACCAACTTCTTTACGCACATCAATATGAGATAAGAAGTCATCAATTAAGAATTGATTGGTACGTGCTAATACAATTGTATCTACTTTAACTGAAATGTTATCAAACGTAGGGCTTGAATCCGTAGGACGTACGCCTCGTGACACTTTCTGTAACGCTGTATGGCCGATTCGGTCATTAGTAATGGTATCTGTACCACGAACTGTTTTGAAGTTGAAGAATTGACGCATGAAAGATTCTTTCACGATACGGTGTTCTACTTCACCACCATACTGTTCGATGTATAATGGGTTTACTGCACCTGAATTGACACCACCTTGGTGACCGTCACGTACTTGGCCGTTTGAGACCTGTTGTCCAATAATTGACATTTATTATTTCTCCTAGGAAGTTATGTCTTATAAACCACGTTGAATAGACTTAGCTCGACGATTGTCTAACTTAGCAATTTCTGCTGATTGTCCGTATACATGGCCTTTATTTAGTAATTCATTTAATTCACGATTATAATCTGATTTACTGATTGTCCCACCTGTTGAGGACGGGGCTGTGTTGTCTGCTTCTAATAAGTCTGCTTCTTGAAACTCTTGAGTTCCTTGAGACTCCTTAAACGCAGATACTAATTCTTGCACAGCTAATTTAGCCACAAGACCACCTTGAGCTAACAATTTATTAATGTCCGCTCGGTGTTCGTTTGAGACGTTTTCTTTAGACCATGCTGCTAATTCTTTCCATGTTTCTTCACCTGATTGGTCAGTAACATCTTGGAAAGCTTCTTGAACTTGGTCGTAAACTTCTTTGTCTCGTTTACTAGCTGCTTCAGAGTGTTCTTTATGAATACCCTTAATTTGGTCCACAATAAGCTCTGCAATAGCATCACCATGCTTTTCTTTTAACGCAACCATAGTATCTAAATCTACTTCACCGTTATTGGCTTTAGCATACTCAGCTACTTCTTTCATATCTAATCCAGATTGCTCAACTAATGCGGTTACTTTACCTACTCTAGTTTTGTCTTCTTTCTTAGGAAGTTTATCTTTTTCCGATTCTTTAGTAGACTCTTCTTTAACTGGGTTCTCTTCCGCGTCATTATCTACTACCGGTGTTACATCAACTTCAATTGGTGTAGGTGCTTCCGCTACAGGCTCACCACCACCACTCTGGTCACCACCACTCTCAGGTGATAAGTATGGGTTTCTTAAATGAAATAAGATCATTTAACTGCTCCGTTTTGTTGTTCTGCTTGTGCTACTGCACCTGCTTCCATTCCTGCCATTTGCGCTTGCTGCGCCATAGCTCGTTTCTTCTCAGCTTCTACTTGGTCTTCGTCTTTCAAGAACTTCTTATAGTCCACTCCATGACCTGCACCTAATGTCGCTATAATATCACCAAAGTTCATCCATGCTTTAACTTCATCAGGAACATCTGCTAATATAATCATGTCCTGCATGAAAGCTCGGAAGTTATCCAATTCACTATTACGTGATAACGACTCTAGTCCTGTAACTATAACAGGCTCTACATCTTTGAATATCGGGTCTAGTTCTTTAAGTAGTCTCTTAGCAAGAGGTAATTGTAACTCTGTTGCTAAACGTGAGTATACTCCACCTAAAGAGCTTTCTAGCTCCTGCGCCTGCATACGAATTTCTTGAGCTGTTACTCGTTCTGCATCACGAGTTACTGCTGAGTTAAGTAGGAACGCTGCTCCTAATCGTCTAGCTGTTACATCAAATTGGTGATTTAGGAAGTCTGATACGTTACTCACTTGTGGTTGGTGTACGAAGATGTCCTCTTCTCTACCATGCACGTACGCTCCTGAAGGTGCTTCTGTTATCTCTCTAACGTCAGTCATCCCTGCGGGATTTACTAAGTTCTTTACGTCAGTCATTACCAAAGAGTAATCATTAATAGCTTGAGCTAAGTTTGATAACTTATGGAAATCGCCTGCGTATAACTCGACTAGTCCTGTACCGTAGTCTTTACCTCTAGCTAAATTCCAAGTTAATGGAATCCAAGGTAATGTATCTTTATCATATACACCTATTGACTTATGCACATACATTAAATCTTCTAGCTCTTGATGAACTATAAATCTATTGTCACTCACTTTAGTTATGCCAGTGTATATAGAAACGTCATCCTCTAACATGTAGCCAGAGTCTAAACATAGTGTTTGTAATTCGTCTGATAATCCCGAAACTGATTTAGTCTCTTTAATGATCATCTTAATTACTCGACCACGTAAATCTCTTTTAATACAATAGTCTCTAACTGAATAGGCACACATCTTCTGCTTATCACCTGAGGGTGAATACAAAAGGCTGTTACCTGTAATTATTAACTGTTGCATTACATCGTGCATAATGATGCGGGCGTTAGTAGCGTTTAGGTTATGTAAGGCTGCTCGCTCTGCTTCCGCTAAGGCTGCATCTATCTCTGCTTCACTAACGCCTGTAGCTAGTACTTCTCTCTTCTGTTCCTGTGATAGGTTCATTCGAAAGAATGGCCTAGACGGTTGGAACAATGCCATCATTATTTTATTTGATAAGTTTGTAACGGCCTGCGCACCTACTGACTGAAAGTCTAGTTGCATCTCGTCGTATTCCATCAACGTATCGTCGGGGAATACAGTAGGGATTGTCCATCCTGCATAACGTTCGCAGCGAGATAGTGTATCTTCTCTCGCCGCATCGTTATTAAGGAATTCTTGACGCAGTTCGAACTTACCTGAAAGATATTTCTTTGTGAGTTCTTTTACGTTCATACTAAATCCTCACGTTACCTGAGCTTACCTCTAGGTCCTCGTCTAGTTCGTCGTCAACTTCAAGACTAATCTTTCCTAAGCTGCCTACTCCCTCACCTTCAGTCTCAGCAAATACTTCAGACTTTCTAGCCTGTTTCTCCGCTTCTAGGGCGTCTTTCTCTGCTTGTTTCTTCGCTTTCTTCTGTTCTTTTCGGGCTTGCACTTGTGTAACAGTTGTTGTTGCTACAATAGCCCCTGCTATCCAAAAACTCATTTTATCTCCTGATGTCTTAGTTGCTTGGAATAACTGATGAACTCGTCGTAGTTATCAAACGTCAAGTCATCTACCAGTTCATCAGGGTCCTGTACTTCGGTTACATGTGCTGTGTTCCAGACTGTTTCTTCTGGTGCAAATACCAACCGCTGAGTTCCAGCACCGCTAATAAAAGTATGTGGTGCTGTATACTCGTTCCTGCCATTAGAGTCTATTACGATAACTCTACCTTTTGATATTATATTAACCAAAGACCGTTTATGGACTCTACTTAATACGAATGAACCAGCTGGTAGTAATAACTCTCTAACGTATAAACCATCTACTAAATGATTAGTTACGTTATCTACTAACATCATCTTAGCTAGTTTACCGTCATCGTTAAACTGTTCTAAGAATTCTCTAATGGGTTGTACAGCTTTGTCAAACTCCTGCGGGTGTAAACCTGCAAGAGATGAAGTAATTTTTTGAAGGTTGATTTCCTTCATGTGCCGTACATTATCCAAAGAAGTAGTCCGCATTTGTTATTTCCTCTATGTTGTAATGGCCACGAGGTAACCCTATAGTAGTTACATTAAGTTGTTTCGCCCAATGACGTAAGGGGTCTGTGTTCTTATACATGTATCGGAAAGCCTTTCTAATTGCTGTGAACAATTGTTGAGTATTTCCCGCATGTGTACCGAAGTCATCATGAATCATAGCATAAGAATGTAAATCAACCGCGTTAATAGTAATCACCATATGAGTGCTATCAATCGAATGTACGAAGTTAGGTGCTACCCCACTTCTCTGCCCTGCTTTGTATGGTATACCTTTATCTAAATCGGGTACATATAACCGTACGCTTCCTTCGATAAATGTTCTTATCTGTACATTATTATCTGCACGATAGTGTTGATATACAGGGAACCCTAGCACTGTCACCCATGAGCAGAACTCATTACCAACATGTTTCTGTAGCCAATCCATAGCGGCTCTAGCAGCTATAACTACCTCGCCAATAGACTCCCATAAAATAGGTGTTAAGTACTTCGTCATTTCCCACTGATACTTTTCGTCCATATTAAACTTAGGCCAGTTATCGTAGACGTATTCAACTATATACGTTCTGGCTGACTGTTGAGTTGCTCCGTAGGGTAATGTCATAACAGGCCGTTTAGTACACTTTCTATCTACACCTACTTGTAACCAAATCTTTGCGTAGGCGTCACCACCATGCGCTAAAGCTTTTAGTTTATTCATAGTTACCTTAGCTACTTCCCCGTATATGTCTTCGGGTTTGTCACAAGGTAGTAAGTTTGTCGCCTTAGCTCCCACATCATCTCTAAGCATAGCTGAGAAGTGCTGTAGTCCATTACAACTACCATCTAAACCTACTGGTAAGTAACCTATTGCGTTAGGGTTTCTTCCGTAGTCAGCTCTGGCCCATTCGAAACAAAAAGCTAGAAACTGGTAAGGTTTATCAGCATCTCCCCAAAAGTTGTTACTGATAGGGTCAGCTACTATCGCTCTTATAAGGTCTTCGTTGTCTTGTACCCATTTTACCCTGTCGTCGTAAGACACCTTATCTTCACCAAAGGTGTTAGCTCCTTGAATAGCCAACCACTTTATACCATCTCTCCCAAGTCGAACACCCTTAGCAAATTGTAACAATCCCTTAGATGCGTCCGAACCTTGTGGCGATAGTCCTGTAGTAGCACAGTATATACGTCCTCGGAAATCACAGTTGTACACGAAGTACAGTTCTTCCCAATCTCGTAATTCTTGTGCTAACAGATGTCCTTGTCGGAATCCTAATACTTGACCTTTACGTTGACGTTCTTGGTCGTACTGGCGTTTACGTAAAATCTTCCAAGCTGTTACTTCTTCCTTCTGTTCATATGTATATTCATACTTATCTACGTCAAGTAAATGTTCGGGGAACGGGGTTATTGCACACGACTCTCTACTAGGTACACCAATCTTTAGGTCTAATTGAAAGACCTTTTCTTGTACTTTGAGAACGTCGTCATTTATCTTCCAAGCTGTGCGCTGCATCTTATTGACTGCTCTTTTGTGCTGCATTGGATTATGCTTAGCTACAAATTCTCTCGCATCTTTGCCTGATGTTTTAATAAACGGAATGTACATACGTGGTGTGTAATAGCCACCTAAGTCGTTGTCTGCCCATGGTACTGGCGGGCACTTCAATGGGAGTCTCATTGGAAGCAACAACCCTCGTTCCTTCTCGAACTCTGCTACCCACTCGTCGAATGCTACGGTTGTGTCGATGAAGTAATCCGTTTTACCTCGTGACATCAACTTTTGAGTGAATATCAGATCGTCCATGCACTTAAGCATGTTTCGTAGTACACGTACTCCTGTGTGTACTTTCATCTGTGTAGTCCAGTCTGCCCAACTAAGTCCGAAATCCTTGAACTTCTTCATAAGAGCTTTCTGCATGTGTACAGATGACGTCACACCTTGGTCGTCGAACGACTTCTTAACGGTGTGGAAATAAGCGGGTTCTTCCGCTTGGAACATAGCACATTTTAACTCTGCCTCTAAGGCACTACCTAATCGTGCTACGAACTTAGATACTTTAACCTTTTTACCTTCGCTAACTTTAGCTAATAGAAGTTTTAGACCCATGTAGGCAACTTTTAGGTAATCCTCATCATCACCTGCAACCTGTTTCACCAGTTTGTTATAGGATGCTCCAAGTCCTCGACCTCCTTTACTACAGTCTTCCTTTATCGCATTACTGATAAGTTCTAATCTATCTTTAAGAATAAAGCTAGTCGCGTCAGTTAGGTTGTTACCTTTCTCTCGCGTTTTATCTTGTGTGTCAAAGTAACGCTGTTGTCCGCGCTCTACACACTCTTGTTCCCATAAAAGTTGCTCTTTCATTTAAACCTTCTTTCTTGCTCTGGCAGCTCTAGCTTTAGCGTTTCTTTTTAGACGCTTAGCTTCTTCTGTCATGTGAGTAGGATGTATGTAATTATATTGTGGTTTCTTGTGTTTCTCGAGATACTTACCAAGTCCTATGACATAGTCTATACTCTTAACACCTTTGTGACCTAAGTTGGCTTTGCTCTTTATACGTCCTTCTGCACCGTTACATGAATTATGTAATGCTCCACGTATGAAGCCAGTGTCATGGCAATGGTCAAGTACAGCTCTATCTCTAGGGCTGAATGGTTGACCACAGATAGCACATTTACCACCTTGTTTCTTCACCAACTGGTCACATACTGACTTAACCTCAGATGCTCTTAGTTGTCTAGCCAAGTTCATGCTCCTCTTTGTCAAATCTAATTGCTTTGAATCGTGGCTCGCGATACTTACCATCTTTCAACTTCTTCATAGCTTTAATTTCAACTACAGAACCAATTATTTCAGACGGCTCTTGAAAGTACTTAGTGCGTTCTTTATGAGTCATACAGCCAGCACCTACTTCATGAATTACACCTTTTTCGTCTAAGCAGCGTAGTTTACCAACCATACCTTCATGGTCTCCTTGGCCTTCTACTACACCCTTAACTAGCATCTCTACGGTCACTTCTTCCTTGATTTTCATTAGGGTTGGAATGCGTTTTCCCGCTTCATATAATGCGTTAATATCCTTTAAAATAAGCCCCTCCCCGCCACGAGATTGAACTTTTTGGGCCATGGCTTGCCATTCATCAGGGTTATTAGAAACGCCTAAAATAGGTGACATACGGACTTCTGGTAGACCTATTCTAGCTACTATTTCTTGGGCGAACTCGTAGCGTCTATAAGCTGGCATAGTGCATAACTGAAAGTTCGGTATGAAGTCGTGTACCATTAAGTAAACATCTTCGGCTTGTTCGAACTTACGATTTAGTATCCCGTTTAACTCATGGAACCTGTCTACTTCATAACCTTCAATCATAATCTCAAAGATTAATCTACCTTTTACATCGGGTCTATGTTGTCGAATTAAGTCAGAAAGCTCTTTAACTGCTGGTATCTCTCTTAACTGTCTAGAGTGAATTACACAACTAGGGAAGTCTAGATAGCCAAACCAACCATCATGTTTTTCGAACATCATACTGTTGTTTATAACAGGCTTCTTCTTATCTAGCTCTAAGTATAGATGTTTAGCTTTTTGTATACCCATCATATTACTCATGCGTAAGTTCCTTAATGATTAGTTTATGAAATCGTTTAGGTATGGCCCACTCGGTGAGCACTACTCGTAGTTTACGCTTAGCTACACGCATAGTTACATCACCTACATCAACTCTCATTACTGTAACTGATTGACCATCTTCTGATTCGTTTACCGGAATTAAAAATATCATTATAATCGTCCATTTGATAGTAGTTTGAATTCTTCACTGATAGCCCATTGTTTACTAGTTGGTTCTATCTTTATACCTGACTCACGGAAGAAATCTATTACGTCCCATAAGTTAGTATTGCGTTGCATCCATAATAAGTAACCTTGCTCTACTAAACGTTCTTTCGCATGTACTCCGTAATACTCATAGTAAGCTTGAAATACTTTTTGTGCTGCCTCTGTGTCAGAAGTTACACCATCTAGTATGGCTACTGCTTTAGCTTCGCCACAGGCACCTGAACCTACCTTACGAGGTTTACCACTTTTTAGTGGTTGGTAACGGTCTAGTGTTGCGTTAGAGATTTTCTCTAATCCTGGTATGTTATCTGCTTTATCACCCATAATTAGTTGATGCCAGAACCAACTTGTTCCTTCTCCTACTAATTTAGGCTTAACATTACCTACTTCGCGGTACTCTGTTTTACCGAATCCGTCTACAAGCCATTGTCGGCCTGTCTTAGGGTCTGCATGGTAACCTTGTACCATCCATAAATCTTTATCACCTGACATAAGGATAGAGTCTTTCACTCGTCCCTCTGCTATCATCTTCTCTTGTTCTCGACACATTAAGTCGTCTGCTTCGAAGAAATGACCTACTATAACTTTAATATGATCTGATTCATAATTTGCTAGTAGATGACGCAACTCTCTCACTCGCACTTTAATAGGTGCGTCGGGGTCACGGTTTTCTTGGTATGGCTTTACTGTAGCCATAGTGTCACGACCTGATTTATAACCAAGTGTGATGAAACAATTTATCTTACCTGCACCTGCTGTAACACGTTTCATGTTCAGTAAGTCTAGCAGATTCTTCATATTATTTGCTGCTGGAACTTCTAGGTCTGCTACTTCATAACACGCGAAGTCAGCATCAAATTGAAGTACTCGGGAAGCATGAACCTTTCGATTCAAGTTCCCCGAAGCCTTAGCAGCAACGTTTCCGATTGCTGTTAAGTCCATATTAGTCGTCCAAATTAGGTAAATCAGCTGGCGCGTCGTCTTCTAGAGATACATGCTCTTGTGTTAATGCTTGAACTGTAGAACCTTCCCATTCAATGTTAGCCATGATGGTTTCTTGAATCCAATTTTTAGATACTTCTTTACCTGCTTCATTAGTTCGAGTTCCGTCGATGTAGATAGATTCCCACATACTAACGATTTGTTCGTCTGTTAAACCGTCAGCTTCCCATAGGAATACTTTAGGTGTACCATCTAACTCTGGTACTGGTACTGGCGTCGATGTACCTGCAATAGGGTCTTTCATTACCGCTTCTGCGAACGACCATGCACCATCTACATCTAGGTTGGCATATTTCTTACCTTCGTACTCAGTATGATATACTTGACCAATCATTGGTTTGTCAATCATTTGTACGAAGTGATGATAACCACCACCTAATGCACGATTCATTGCTTTGAATAAAGGCATATACTTACCTTTATCTGAGTATGTCTTATTTACTCGTACTGTAATCTTCTGAGGTACTTTCTTACCTTCGATTTCAATTAAGTGATCAGGATGTGATAACTCAAATGTTAATAACACTTTAAGGCTAGGCTTATGTGTTGGGTTCTTTGCCTCATGACGACCTGTTTCAATGTAGTCTACTAATCGTAATAATGCTACACCTGCACGAGGTAGTTCACGGGTTGTTTTACGTTCTACAGTCAAGTCTTCTGATGTTGCTGCTGCTTGACCAATTGCGGAGTAATCCATATTATGTTCTCTTTTCTTTAATAAATTGTTTAGCGTCGTCTTCCGTTTTAAATGATTGTTGGAATCTCTCGCCGTTGATTGTTATGTCAGCTCGCCAAGGACTCTTACGTCCCTTAACGAATGAGTAGCATTTAGCTCCTCTGTTCTGACAGTTGGTTGCTGATGAAACATCTTGTAGATTTGTCCATCTGTTATCGTGTCTAACACGATTCTTGTGGTCTACTTCTCCTTTAGGCATTTCACCTGTCATATAAAGGAAAGCTAACCTATGTGCTTTGTCCCGATGACCACTCACAGAGAACACTATGTAACCTTCTTTATTAGTTGTACATATTAGTGCTCCTACTGTGGAGTGTGGGACTGCTACGAGGCGTTTAAATACTCCAGTCTCTGGGTTGTACTTAACGCATCTCTTTAGTTCTTCTTGTGTTATCAATGTAATACGCTCATTGTGTACATATCCGCACCCACTTCTGATTCACATGGGAATGGTACGTCTATTTCTAACTCTGGGTATGCTTCGTTGAACACTTCTGGTATTGACTCCAGTATCTTCTGTGACTCTCGAACAACGTCTTCAAATTTGTCTCCCTTACCGTCTAACCATACACAGTCGTGTACAGTATTTACTAGTAAGATTTCTCCACCGAAGCGGTCGTTCTTAATCATATAACGGAATAGGACACCTAACATTGTCTGAACTAGCTCCCCACCGAATCCTTGCACAGGGTAGTTCTTACGTTCAGTTGGACTGAACCCTGTGTACTTACCGTGCTTGTGCATAAACTCAGGTGCGATTCCTTCTCTCCAGATATAGCGAGTGCCAGTAGGGCTATCCCAATGTGCTTCTCCCTGCTTAAATGCAACTCCCTCGATAAAGAGGTTGTTAGATGTTGGGATTCTATTGGCGTTAATTTCTGCCTCAAGTCGTTGATCAAATTCTTTAACCAATGGATATAGTCGTTCTTCTGCTTCAATAAGAGCATCGACTTCACTTCGGGGCATACCAGTTTCATTTGCAATAGTATCTGCTCCTGCACCATAGGCTCGTTGGAATGAGAATATCTTTGCACCTGTTCGTCCTTTCTTGTATGTAGGGTCTTCTACTTTATGACACATATCCCATACATGTTGATAGTCTTCACCTAACTTAGCTGCTAAACGTTTACAGTGGAAATCCACTCTGTCTCGTAAATCTTGTCTCAGGTTTGGATCGTTAGATAATACACCTTGTACTACAACTTCTAACTGGCTGTAGTCAATCTCAGCCATTCTTCCAACGTCTTTAAATCTGCTTCTAAACAACTTCTTAACGTTCGATGTTTCTCCACGAGGTACATTCTGTAAGTTAGGGTCTGATGATGAAAGTCGAGAAGTAACTGTGGATGTGTGGTTGAGTTTATGGTGGATGATACCGGAATCGTTAAGCAGGCAAAGCATACCTTTACGCTTACCTTTCTTATCTTCTTTCCAGTAGTATGTTCCCAAGTCCTTGTCCATCCCTGTATGCTTAACAAGCGCTTTAGTGAAGGGTAAGCCTCGTTCAGCAAGTTTAGCAATGACCTTAGATCCTGTACCGTACAAGGGTTGGTCGTAAGCATCTGTTTGTTCTGTCCTCCACGCCCCATGTGGCTTAGTATATCCGTCAAACTTAAAGTAGTGCGGCTTCTGTGCACCTTTAGGCTTACTGGTATCTGGTTCTTTGGTATTCTTAAACTTCCCAAGTCCAGCACGTTTGCCAGATGCGTAGGTATCTTGTACTTTGTAATGCTTGCCATTATGTTCGAATGCTCCTTGACCTTCTGGTACTTCTAGTACGAATAGCTCACCTGCTTTCTTACACTCACCTTCTGGAACAGGTATGTTGTCGAATAGTGGACTACTTACTGTCTTCTGTGCGTATAACACATTACCATCTTCGTCAGTATGTGCTACCCATTTCATGTACTTAACTACACCACCAAAGATTAGGCATGATTTATGTACATTACTAGCCCAGTTAAAAACTAATTCTTCTGGTAGCTCTGGTATAAAAGAGTCTAACTCTTCTTTCGCTTTCTTTAAATCTTCTACTAGTTGTAACCGTTGTTGCTCACCAACGTTCTCGTCGGCGTATACTCCGTTGTATTCCATTTCACAGGTGGCTAATAAACCATCCATACGGAATTTTAACATTCTTCTGAATTCTTTCGGATGCTCTTCTTTCATCCGCTTTACTTGACCTGCAAATATCAACCATGTATTCATTACATCGCCAACGATTTCGTCTGTACCACATAAGTAGTCATGTAGTAGGTCTGGTGGTATTTGACTGGTTAAGTACCCGTCTTCCCATAATTCTTTTACTGCGTCTATCTTACAACCACCGCCATATTGTTCTGCGATGGAGTTCATTGAACACATCTGTACGTCTGACGTATGACCACCCATTAAGTATTCTGCGTACTGCCCACAATAGATACGTGCACCACGTTTTAGTGCTGCTTGAAACGATGGACTATCCCACACCCATAAGGCGTCGAACTTAACGTTGAATCCATTGATTATGTCGCCGTCTTCTAATTTGTCCCATTCGTCTTTCATGATGTCATCTCTATGCCATTCATCTCTACGAATACTATGTACCTTTCCACCATTCCAATTCCAACCAGCTTCTACAATGTAGTTACGCTCGTCGAATGGTGACGCTTTTCGTTTATACTTAATATGGTTTTCTGTTTCTAAATCGAATGTTAGTATCTTCATGTCATCGTAACCCTCCTCGGGTTGTGTGTTTGTTTAATTAAGTATGCACACTAAGAGGAACTGCATCTTGGCGTCCGCTTACTATACACCCTACTATATACTCTTAACGTGCATACTTAATTAAACAGCGTTTTATCCTGCGCTACCAGCCCTGTTATACTGCTCGGTCAGTTGCCTCTATACCGGATGGGCGTCCTAGTTCCGTGAGGTGGTCAAATCCTCAACTTATTTTATAGACTAGTTGACAAAGTCTATATTTCTCTACCAACGAGCTGCATACCCTCGGGTATCTACATGCACAAACCCATCTTTAGGATAGTAACCTATACCTAGTAGATTTGCATATGGCAGGCTTTTAACTAATAGATGTAACTCTTTAGTTGTCATACCTTCCACTCGTATATCAGCTGCGTCTGATAGTGGGTCTTCTACAGTAGAACGATGTTCACTGTTCTTCGACCCACCTACTTTCGCGTTGTACGCTGTGCACCGTGATGCTGAACTTATAATTACAGCAGCACCTTTAGCTTTCTCTTTAATATGTTCTAGAACGATAATTAAAGGAAGAGATAACCCACCCACTCCACAGCATGAGCATACGGACTTAGGGTCGCCAGACTCAGTAAAGTTAGCTGTTTCATACTTCATACTCTAATACCTTTCGCTCTTTGTCTAAATCGCGTTCAAATACATCTTTCTCGGTGAACTTGTCAGGGAATCTAGCCTTTAACTTAGCTATTACCCGTGCTTGTTCTGTTTCGAAGTCTGTACCAATTGCATCAAACAATATAGCTAGATACCATAAGATGTCACCTGCTTCTTCTTTAACGTTGGTTAAGTCTAGTTCTTTACCATAGAAAGTAGCTTTCTTAATGGCGTCTATTAACTCACCTGATTCTGTTACTAGACCAATAGCTGCATGTAGTAAACGCGGGTCTGGTTGGAAATAGTGAGGTGATTCAGTTCTGATTGCGTCTTGTATAAAATTACTCACAAGCCTTACACTCCCCTTTACTTGCTTGAACACCCGCTTGGGTTCTCATATAGTAAAGTCCTAATATGTTTTCGTCCTCTAATGCTGCTTGATGAACTTCCATAATGTACTCTTCATCTTCGTCTGCATCGAAGAACACGTTTAATGATTGACCTTGACATATCTTAGGCGCTCTAGCAGATGCTAAGCGTATAATACTATGTTGGTCTATCTCGTATGCTGTTTTGAATACTTCTTTCTCGTGTTCACTTAACCAATCAAGGTGTTGAACTGATCCATCTGTGTTCATTGCTAAGTCTTCTATTAACTCGTCTGTAAACTTACCACGCTCTTTCGCTAACGCTAGGAACACTGGGTTTACTCTGTATAGAAGTCCAGCAGAAGTTTGCTGGTTATAAAGGTTCGCTACTACAGGCTCGATACCTTGAGATACCCCACCACAAATCAATGCGTTAGTTGTCGTAGGTGCTACAGCAGTTCTGTGAGAGTTTCGTACTCCATACCCTTTACACCATTCTGGCTCCCCGAGTGCTTTAGCCATCCATTGAGAAGCTAGTAAAGTTTCTTTTTGTAGATGGTCAAATACTTCATGGTTTAACATGTGTGCTTCAAAAGATTCGAATGGAATCATACGTTGCTGCATGAGTGTGTGTAAACCCATTACACCTAATCCTAAAGCTCTCGATTTCTCTGTAAATCTTACAGTCTTCTCGAAACCTTTAACACCTTTGGCGCGTTGGATAAACTCTTCTGCCACACAATCTAAGAATACTGTTGATACTTGTACCGCGTTTGTGTCTTTCCACTCGTCGTACATAGCCAAATTCATACTAGCTAACACACAGGTAAACGAATGCTCTAGGTCACTTACTAAGTAAATTTCCATACATAAGTTACTTGCCTTAACTAATAAGTTATGGTCTTTATACATTTGTGGTCTAGCTCTATTTACCTTATCTATACAAAGTAAATAGCCTTTACCGGTAGCTGCTCTAACTTTCATAGCTCTAGCTAGCCTCTTACGAGCATCTTCGTCACCATCTCTACAACGATTCAAGAAAGCGTCTGTAACAACCCAACCTAAGTTAAGGTCATCAAAGTTACGTTCTAAGTAATTAACTACTTCATAGAAATCACCATGGTCAATAGGTAGATAACCTGCCCACGCTCCACGTCGTGCTGTACCTTGAGCCACGTCACGCATGATTTGTACATACGATTTAATGACTGGTAGAACTCCAGATGATTTACCACCTACGCTAATATAACTTCCGCGAGGTCTAATATCACCTAGATAACTAGATGTACCAAAACCATGCTTTGTTAACATAGCGAGTTCATGTGCTGAGGCGTAGAAAGAATCAATTGAATCGTCTACTACCTGACCACTACATGATACAGGCATCCCACGGGTTGTTCCCATGTTAGCTAGTACAGGTGTTGATGCACCTAACCAACCTTTATTAAGCACCTTATAGAATTCCTTCGACCAGTAGTCCTCTGAACCTCTAGGCATATGCTTAGACGCTGCTTCTGCTATCCGTAGGAATGTGTCGTTAACACTCAACCCTTCCCACTGGTACTTGTTCTTAAACATCTGGTAACCACCAGTTGTCATCCACTTAGGTACTTCACCTAGCTTCTGTAAAGCTTTTCGTTCAACACTAAGTTTTTCGTATTCGTTAACTGCTACTTCCATAAGAAACCACCTTCTCTCCAGTTTCGATTATAATTTGCATTTACTGAGGCGAAGAAGTCACCAAACTTTTGCATGTTTATATCTTTGTAGAACCACTCTGCTATAGGGTTAGTAACTACAGTATACATACCATCCAATCCAAGTTCTTTAAGGCATACGTTAATACGAGACTCTACGAATCGTTTCATGTCGTTTGCATTAATACCTTTAACTGGGCCTTTAGCGAATAACATATCTATAATACGAAACTCATGTTCTTTTAAAGCTTCTGCTACACAGCGGATACGATTTACTAGTACTGGTCTATTCACTTCTTGTCCTGCTGCTAATTTCTCAGCCAACAGTTCACGGAACGCCCATGCACCAGCTACACAATGTAAGTTTTCATCTCTTACACTAAAGTTTATACCTGAGACGACGTTAATCATCTTATTCTGACCGTTTGCTTGAAAGCTCTTCAAGTATGTGAATGCACTATATAATACTGCACCCTCTACTAGACTAAATCCGGCAAGAGATGTTAAGTCGCACTCATGACTAACTAAACCATCTACGAAATCCATACGTTCTTTCAATACAGGGTCATTTACATAATCTGTATAGAACTCGTCTGTATCTAAGTTCAATGCTTTATTAATCTTGTTATAGAATGGAGCGTGAATACCTAACTCGGTATACGCAAAGGTAGCTGCCATTTGTCGTAAGTCGTGACGAGGGAACATTCGTTTGAATCTACCTCCCCAATACTCGTTACCAGCTTTTAGTTCATATAAAGTGAACAACTTCAATGTGGTTACTACACCATGTATCTCCGCCTCCTCCATATTCACTAGCATATCTTGGATGTCTTTATCCACATCAATCTCATTAGCTCCCCAGAATACATCTTCTTGCATCTCAGCGAACTCAATAGCCTGCGGATAGTTAAACGTATAAGCTTCCTTATACGTCTGCATCTGCACCTTATTTTCATTCATTATTTATTTCCTACTAACGCCTCCCACGACACAGGATATAGAGGGCGGATAACTTTGTCGAGTTCTCGAGCAAACTCCTGTGCCTCGACTTGGGCATGCCCATCTATACGTAATAAGTATACATGTGCGAAAGCCATTAATGAACCAGTCCAAACGACTTGGGTCATCATAGATTGTGGTAGGATCATACGTGCTTGTTCAGGTGCTACACCATCGTCTAACATACCTTTGTACATGTCTAGCACGTATCCTAAGTGTTTGTCATAAGTATCAAGCCAATAGCTATTGTCGTAATGCTTACCATCACTACCTTGTTTGATAGAACCTTTAGGTTTACTTCGCCATACTGGGTAGAAGAACTCTGGGTCGGTATCTACGTAGCGTCGTGATACTTCGTTCCAACTCATACCAACTTGGTGTTTACCTAGTTGACGTGCTAAGAATATAGGCACGTTGATACGTACTGATATACTATTATGTCGGAATGGTGATGTATGCTTATGTTTAGCTAAATAGTTAATTAATTTGTTTCGTTGTTCTACAGTGTAGTCCTCAGGCAATTCATCCCAAGTACCATCAAACTGCATTGACACACGTGCTGTGTTAGCTACTGTGTTATCGTTACCTTGGTTAGATAGTAGTTCAATCACGAGCAGCACACTCCCCAGCTAAAGCAAAATATGCTGCTCCATCGACGTAATCGTCACGACGGAACTTACCACCTTTAGCTCTAGACATCTTTAGTAATGTCATAAACTGCCAACCTTGTTCTTCTGATAACTCTGTACCATATAAGACGTTGAATGCTTTTACTGTAGCTGCCATGGAGCGCTCTGAGTCGGTGTCTCTTTCACTTGCTCTATCACCAATACAATGAGCAGCTTCTTGTAACATACTCACTGCTGATTTATCTGCACTCTGTACCTCTTCTGAAATAGGAACCCATTTAGCACCTAACGCTTCAAATGATGCAATAGTCCAACTTGCTATACGCATATTACTAATAAACTTTTCTGTGAGATGTACTGAACAATTAGACTTATCTTCTTGTAACCAAGCTACTTCTAATCCTAACTTTTTTAGCATCTCTAAATTATAGCCAGCTGAATAAAATGCTTTTAACA